TCTCAATCTGCGCCGGCAAACATCAAGGCAATGGAGAGTCATCCTTGTAAGTTCCCGCTCACAGATAGCGAAGTCTGCGGGGCCGCGGAGAATGATCCGATACATGGCCCCGGTGAGTATCAACACAAGTTTCAGTTAAGGAAGTCTCGGGCTAAGAAAGTTCTACCTGATGCTGTGAAAACCAACATCGCCGAGGGCGTAAAGAAGGCGAAAGAAATTCAGTCTGGATCATGTGTGCAGTGCGTGAAATCGGCAGATGACAACATTCACCATTTATCAAGTACGCCGGGCTTTCATGAGTTTAAGGAAGCAGCGTAGCCTAAATCCCTTAGACTAGGAGCAAGATGCCTGATACTGGAAACCCAAAACCACGAGTTAACAGCGCCGTCGTGATCGCCCGACTGCTCGGGACCGAAGGATTTACAGACCACATAGCATCGCTCGTCAAACGTTACTGGATGCACCGGAGCGGGTTGACGGACAGGCAGCGCAAATCAATCGAGCGGCTAAAGAAAGAATTTGGCGAAATCATGCACGGGCTGACAGAAGGCCAACGGTTGATTATCGGCAAGTATATCGGCCTATTGATGCGGATGCAGTTCGATACTGGTCTGAAGATTGGTATTCAGGCCCTACTCACAGAGAACGGCAACAAAGAAATTGATAGCGAGATCCACGACGTGCCGTTAGTCCGCAAGGAGCCAACCGTGTCGCTACAAGCGCACCGAATCGTGAAGGGGGCATTAAAGGCTGCACGAGAGCGCATCGTTGAATTGGAGAGGCTGAGTCATGGGCAAGAGATCAACCGCACATCGGAATCGGAAGGTTCGTCGATTGGCGAAAGCCCGGCTGCGAACGGGCAAACGGGGCTTTGCCTCATAAATGGTGATTATTACTGAAACTATCGATCCTGCCCTTTTAATGAAAATGTTAGGACTTGGAAAAAGCGTTGAATCAGTAGACAATGCGCCGGAGAACTTCAACCAAGACGGGCGCTCCCTAATTTCTTTTCTTTGTGACTCGTTGGCCGTTCTCTGGAAAGACTGGCCTAAGCACATGGACCTTACAGAACTCGAAGCTGAATCCGGCAAATTTTCTCTGCGAGGCACGTGTCCGCACTGTCAACAAGGAACCGTCTTTATACAAGTAACGACGGTCCACGCGGAAGAACTTGGACAGTGGGCGCAGAGACTTGCTGTTGGGATGCAGTGTCAAGGATGTCTTGAGCACATTCTAGCGACAGCCCTAAAAACGCGCAGCCTTAATGAGCCATCAAAACTCGGCTATCTGCATCATTATCCTGTAGGTAAGCCTCAAGATGTTGTTGACTCAAGCGTCCCCCAAGATATAGCCGAAGATTTTGCGGAGGCCATGCGCTGTTTTTGGGTTAAGTCGTACAAAGCATCCGTTGCGATGTGCCGGAGATCGGTCGAGGCGAGCTGTAAGCAGTTAGGAGCCAAAGGTAAGAATCTTAACGCGAAGATCGACGACCTATTTACTCAAGGGAAAATTACCGAACCGTTAAAGAGAATGGCTCACCGAGTAAGGCTCACCGCGAATGAAAAATTACACGGTGACGACAACGATGATCTGAATTCGTTTGAAGAAAAAGACGCGCAAGCGATGATTGCTTGTGTCGAGCAATTCTTTCATCACGTTTACGTAATGCCTGCTCTGCTCGATAGCTATGACGAAAAGTAGCAACCACGCTTGCATCTTGTCTCACGCTGCCTCGAAGTTTGTTTCAATCCCTAGTTCATGCACGGACTGGATCACCACGCAGAGGTTATGACAAAGTACCTTACAAAGAGCCTCGTTAATCTGTGCCGTGAGTGTTCGACTTCGCAGCCGTTGACCGAACTTCGCCTTGATCATATGGAAGGTTGTTTCGATGTTGGACCGCTTGTGATAGTGCTGTAGAAACTCTGCACGATGGAGCGCGTAAAAGTGATACATGCGCGTCCAAAGTTCTGATTTAGGGCCATAGCTTCCGCGTGAGTCCGGCACTGAATTCGATTTGAATGGAATGTAAGGGATCGCGCCGCGTTGCAGCGTCGCCAGCATGTTCGTTGCACCGAGATAGCCCTTGTCTGCGCTTACCTCTTTCATCTTGAATCCACTGTCAGCCGTGCGATCAACCAAACCTTTGTAGAACGGATAATCATGTGCATAACCGTCGCTGACTTCAACGCTCGTGACGATGTTCGTTTTGACGCCCACCATTAAGTGTAGCTTGAGCCACTGGCGACGATCTTCCTTAGTGCCGTATTTGACATCCAGCCAGCGCATAAACTGTCCGGTGCTGAATCCTGAACTATCAACCGCAAAGTCTGATTCAATCGATTTGAGCGGCGCTGCGCTCAGCGTAATCAGTTCGTAGAGGTAAGGTGTCAATGCTTCTGATTCGAGATAACGAAACACTGAATTGTAATGCGGCAGTCGCATCAGATAGCCACGCGCCTTTGCGTCGCGGAGATCCGTGTCAAAGCGTCGCCCTGAGATCGTGCTATAGATTTTCGTCACGCTGGAGAAAATGATGTCCGGCAACGATAGCGACGGTCTGCCCTTGCCTCTTGGTTTCTCAGATTCAGGAATGTTTTTGCAGAGTTCATACAGCAACGCTTGCAGTTCTGATTTCTCGTGCGTTTGGCTGTAGTTGTAGGCTTTCCAATTCTGCGAATAAGTCTGTCGCGTGACCTTCACTGTCTCGGTGACAACCGTGCTGCCATCCGGTTTCTGTTCGCGCATCAAAACGTATTCGACCGCAACGATATGTTTGCAGCGAGCGTTTCTGAATTCGTAGTCAGGGCATGTGCATCGCGGCGCTTGCGGATCGGGGCGGACTTCATATTCGCCGTGGCCCGCTTGCGATGGAACCAACCACACGTTGCTTTTGCCTTTGCGTTTCAGTTGAGTCTTAGCGGCGATCTGGAGTGCTTTGATTTCGCGGTCAGTGATCTGGCGGTCTGTCAGTGTCATTGTGTCCTCTTGCCTTTTGGTTAGGCGATGGCTCACAATGAAGTCGCTGGAAGTCACTCGTGAGCAATCGCGTTTGATTTTCAATGGCCCTGTCGGTTGTTACAAGCAACTGGCAGGGCTTTTTCGATGCCGGAATTATACTCTTTGGTCCTCGTTTTGTCGAGAGTGTAATTCACTAATTCATGAATTCATGAATTAGTGAATTGACAAGCCCGCCTTATGGTGAGACAATCCAGTCCGTTCCAAACCAGTCTCTCTCAAAGGAGGATTCATGAGTGAGATCATTATTCCCGGTTCAGTAATAAAGGAAGAACTAGAGCGTCGCGGCTGGGAGCAACGCGATCTAGCGTTCATCCTCGGACGCCACCCTTCCGAGGTCAGCGGCTTAGTGGCTGGCACAAAGCCGATTAATCCTGAGGTTGCTCAGGGGTTAGCAACCGCACTAGGTAATACAGCCGAATACTGGCTTGCGTTAGAGGCCGCTTATCGCCTAACGAAACTTGAGCACGATAACGGGGGCGTAACCCAACGGCTTCGGCTTTATGAAAACTATCCGGTCAAAGACATGATCAAACGGGGCTGGATTGAGCCGAGCGCCGACATGGGCTTGTTAGAGGAACGGATCTGCAAGTTCTTAGGGATTGCCTCAATGGAAGAGCAGCCAAAGATCAATTTTGCGGCGAGAAAGTCGGCGTCTGAAATGGAAGCAACTTCGGCGCAAGTCGCGTGGATGGTTCGCGTGCGTCAATTGGCTCAATATGTTCCTGCTGTTAAATACACGGATCGTCGTTGCAACGAGGCACTGGAAAACTTGCGTCCGTTGATGCGCGATCCTGAAGAAGTCAGGCATGTGCCGCGTATTCTCTCGGAGAGCGGTATTCGATTTGTTTTAGTTGAGGCTTTGCCGACAACGCGAATTGATGGCGTTTGTACATGGCTAGATAGAACCTCACCTGTGATCGGTCTTTCGCAACGATTAGATCGGATAGATGGGTTTTGGCACACGCTCTTACATGAAATGCACCACGTTAAGCACCATGAGGGACAAGACAATCCGATCCTGGATTTAAACCTTGTCGGCGAGGACGCCAAGTACATGAATGACAAGCCGGAAATGGAAAAGCGAGCCGATCTTTTTGCGGCTGAGTTTGCTGTAAAGAAAGCGGACTTAGAAAACTTTATAGCTCGTGTTAGGCCGCTTTACTCCAAGCGCAAGATTAAAGCCTTTGCAGAGCTAAAGAACGCCAACGCGGGAATTGTTGTGGGCCAACTGCAATACCGAGGCGAGATCCCCTACTCTCAGTATAGAGACTTACTCGTTAAGGTTAGACACCTGATTTCGGATTCAGCCTTAACCGATGGCTGGGGCTATAAACCCAGCCTTAACGATAGTAACCGCCGTGTAGCATGAGGATTTGACATGAGTTACAAGCAACAAATGTTAGACCTGTACTTCGAGTTTTGCGAGGCCACAGGTAAGCGAACCGCGACCACACGTGAAATGGCACGATGGGCAATCATCAATGAGAAGTGGCAACGTCACGATGAAGCGGCATTAAACCAGTGCGCGCAAGATTTCGCTGAGGCGCTGCGCGAGCACTTTGAGGACGATCCAAGCGGTCGGCGTGTTCGGATGAACCATGCGGCCAGAGTCCGTCGAGGCGGCAAGCTGGTAACGCTGTGGGGCGACATGAGGAAGGCCGCCCACTCGTTTATCGAAACCGCCTTTAGGCAACGCCGCAATCAAATCATCGGTGACTGTTATCAACTCAAACAGGACGTGGATAGCTTTAACGAGTTCTACAACAAAGGCGAGTCGATACAGTTACCGCTCGACTTTGGGCCAGACGTTGCCGAACAAGAGCACATTGCAAAGAGCAAGAAGCAAGCGGCATGATGGCAAACAAATCGTTACTACCTGAAGATCACGTAAGAGATGTAGGTCGAGTAGTCGTAAATTTCCAACATCTCGAATTTCTGATCGTCCGACTGATCTGGATCATGGCCGCTACTGATGAGAATATCGGCCAGCGCGTTACAGCTATGGTCCCCTTTAGCAAACTGCTTGATCTTCTATCGTCTATCTTTCACTACGAAGTTAAGGTTCCCGAGACAGTCAAAAGATTTGACCATTTGATTTCCAGAGCGCAAAAGATCAATGCTGATCGAAATCGAATTGTCCATTCATGGTGGTTTGTAGACTTTGATAGCGGCGCTCCTTCAAGGTTGAAATTCAAGGCAAAGGATGCGCGCACAGACACAGAAAATATCGACATGTCTGCGGTTTCGATCTCGGCTGTTCAATTAGCGGACGATTTCTCCGCATTCATCAACGAACTCTACGAATCCAAGCTAATCCGCAAGAAGCCGGGGTTTTCAGCATAGACTTAGCACCACGCAATTAGAAGCCTACCCGTAGTTAAAGCTTGCACGGATGAAACAATGTCTCTATAGTGGGCAGCCTCGCAAGAGGCGGGACTGGCAAGTGCTATCAACACTCGCCAATCCCTTCACAGCCGAATCCTGGATAAGAGGAGTTCGACCATGCAAGACAATCCTAACACCGAGAATCCGTCACTGGACACCGAGGACTGGCAAATTGCTTTTGAGCCTTACGCGGGACATCCCGAAGCGGCCCTTAGTCTAGGGCGTCTTTTGATGATTCTGAGTCAAAGCCTAAAGAGTAAGACTCCGGACGTGCCACAGGCACTCTCCGCGATAGATGAAGCGGCAGAGGTTCTGTACTCGCACAGCGACTTCCACAAAGGCGCTTATGAACTGTATCGCGTTGCTATCGAAGGACGCGCCACAAGGGCACAGGAAGCGTTGATCGAGACGTTAGGAGTGAGACTCTAATGGGCCACGCAAGACCACGCCCAAAGCACTTGGCAGCGAAGCTGTTACAGATCCGATTGACACTCGGACTCTCTCAGCCGCAACTGGCGAAACGCTTTGACGGAATGATCCCATATAACAACATCAGCAAGTATGAGCACGGTGTCAACGAGCCACCACTTGCAATCTTGCTCGCATACTCCCGCGTTGCTGGAGTGCGCGTAGAGGTAATCATTGACGATGATTTGATTTTAGAATTCTAATTTGAAAAGACCTTTGCGCTCGCGGCGCGAAGCGGTCAATCTGATTTTTGAAAAATCTCGCGGATTATTACGGTAACTTTCATTTATGAGGCAAAGCCACAGTTCACTTGGAAGGAAAGTCATAGGGAGTGCGGTTGCGTCCGGCTCCTTAAATCCTAAACCCTTAAACTCAGAGAAAGGAAACTCACGAAATGAAGTTTATATCAACCCGGAACCTACGTGTGATCTTATTGTCGCTGGGCTTGCTCGGTTTGCTGGCCATAGCAGCTATTCCCGCCCGCCAACACGGAAGACAGACGACCGCTGGCCTCAACGAATTACAAGACAGCGCAGCGCAACAACATGCGGGTTTAACGCCTATTGAGTCGACGCTTGAGATGATCGCGCCAACCGGAGAATGCGCCACATGTCCAAGCTACATACAGGCCAACCAGGACTGCCAGGCGCAAGAGGCCGCTTACCTGAAGTCTTGCTTGCTGATTGAAGGGAATCAAAATTGGTCTAGTTGTATGGATAGGAGCAACCAGATCTACAACGGCTGTATGGCGGCGTGGGGATGCCCGGTCTTCGTTGTCTTTTGAAACTCAACGAAAGGGGGAAGTGGACCCAGCCCACTTCCCACTTATACAAAACAAAGGAGCAAAGGAGATGATCGACTTTCTTACCATTACTGTTATGTGTTTTCTGTTCATGTACGCAGATGGAACAACTACTTGTAACTGTCAGCAAGTCCCTATTGAGCAAACGAAGCCCAAAGTAGTTAACGCTGCTCAACCTGTGTCGTCTCGTAAAGAATCTGTGCGGCAGCCGCGTTCGGTGTTGGTTCGATAACGTTGGTCTCGGACAAAGAGGTTTTCATCAAAGACGAATGGAGAAGAATGACAATGACCGAGGAGAACGTCGCACGATGTTATTGTCATCCCCTACTGGGCATGGAAGAAAATCTCGCCCACAAAAGACGACGGAGGGTTGCTCTGCCCGTCTTGTATTTGTAGGCGCTTGCACGATGCCGGAATACGCTGCGAGGGTGCATTTATGTCAGGGCCAATTATCTCGGTTAGCGAATGTGCAATGGATCTCCATCGACGCATTGAGAACATCGAACTTGCTATAGAAGGCCGTAACAACCGTTGGGCCGGGATAAGGGAAATTATAGGCGAAGGCGAAGCGGAGGCAGAGCATTGTCTCACCCCTTGAGGTCACTGCAAGAGCCCATGAATCTTAGCGTCCGTGATCGTTCCTGTGGATCCTAAGATGTTTGCTTGAACGAAAAGAGGATACATTGAAGGCGTGATCGGTATCGAAGCCTTGCGCAACACTGTTACTACTCCGCTGCGAATCCGCACAAAATAGACATTTACTCCATCGGGTGATCTTACTTGGTAAACATCATTTGCTGAATACGCCTGTCCGCCTGATTCGTAACCAGTGCCGTTCTCCCACAGCAACAGTGCGCCGGTAGAAAAGATGTTAAAGCCGTACAAGATATTGGCGATGTTTATTCCCGTACTTGTACTTGAGACACCAAAGACTCTAGTTTTGTTCGTCTCGGTAATCTTCATGCTAACGAACCAAGGCGCCCGTCCAACGGCTTTGGTAGAAAACCCTCCGGCATCTGCCGCCCCGTCAGTGCCTGCATTCTTTTGAATACTGTTTCCGGTAGTTGCTACGTTCGCGGTGTTAGCCCATACCACGTCTGCGGTAGTGCTGAAGGGATCGGGAGTGAACCTTACTGAGTCGGAGCCACTGAGAAAGCGGTCAACGTACAAAGCAAGGTTGCGATTTCCAAGATCGTTAGGATGCAGCCACGTGCTTGACTCGCTCAGCATCTCGTTTTTTCCGAGTATCGCAGTGCCTTCGATCAGGACTGCCCACGGAGCCCGCGCTGCGGCAATAGTCCGAATCTGCTCTCGATAATCCTCGCAATTATTTCCTGAACCGTTTGCGCCTTCAATACTGTTTGCTTTGAACAAAGGAGTCATGCAATAGATTCTTATATTCGGGAGTGCCGTATGGAGATCATCGATTGTCGCCGCATAAGCTGTGCCGAAACTGGCTGCACTCCAGGCATTGGCTCCGTGATCGTTAGTTCCGATCAGGAAGAGAATAGACGCCGGATTCATCGCTACCAGTTTGGCAACAAAGGCTGCGCGTGGAGTACTTAAACTCGCATCGTCATGAAGCGCCCGGCCCGATGCTGCTTCCACGATTATTGAGCGGGTAGAAAGCATTCGAAACTGAGTGGGCCATGCCGTATCAACATTCTTCCCTGTACCTCCACCCCCTCCACCCTGAGAGGTTGAATCACCATAAACCAGTAAACGAGATGGGGCCTCGGGAGGGATTTGCAAAGCTGGCTGATTGAACTCGCACCCAATCAGAAAAGTACCAATGATCGAGCCGCTAATGATCGCCTGCACGCCGCCAACAATCGTGACTAACTTTGATCCCGATGGTAGTGATTGCGTGATGGTTTGAGCCCCCGAACTAAACGATAGACCGGGTGAAGCATGTAGAAATCCGTTGACATAAACTTGAATAGCTGTCCCTGAATCCGGGGTAAAGTTGGCGTACACGTCAATATCAACACTTGTAGCTTTGGTAATGAACAGTGCACGAGCCAGTGGAGAATGTTGATGGAATCCAGTTTGTGAGATCCAATAACCGTTATCCCAAAGTTCTGTACCATCGAAAGTAAAGCTGAGTGCGCTCCGAGTCGCATCGATATCTACATCGATTGCGTCAGCGAGCGCCACAACCTGTTTAGGTAGAAAAGTATCGGGACCGGGAACGTTGTCTCTTAGTGGCATTTATGGTCTCGTAAATGTAGCGTATAACCAGTCGCTCGGTGGTCCAAGCGGATGCGATGATCGCCTGCGCACGCCTACATGGACTGCGGCTGGTAACGATCCTGAATTGTGACTCCTTTGCTCATCGCCGGGGTATCGGAATTCAGGCACGTTGCGAAGCAAGCGTGTGTTGCGAGCGCCAATTGTGAGCGTGCTTCCAGCGATTTCATAGCCCGGCTCATTTAGATAGTAAGCACGGTGCAGAACTGTTACATCAACTCGATTAGGCGAGATGTACCAAGGCTCGGACATCGCGCCTTGATAGTTAATGTAAAAGGTCACTGTACCGTCTGGTTGAATGTGAATAGAGAATCGATCGCGCGAACTGATTGTGTAATCGAAATCGCTCCCTACAGCATCAATTGGGCGCGCGGTTACTGGCAAGCCAACTTCGGTCAGCTCCCGATCAAATAACCACGAAGCAAACACAGTAGCAGCCACTTTCTGAATGAATCCGAAAGTCGATGGAACCAGAGTATTGTTAAGCGGATCGAACGCATCGGGAACTTGCATTTCGAGAAATGCGCCTCCCCGGACCGTGAAGTTGTCAGCAATCGTGACGTCGGAAATCAAAGGAAGAGTGATAGTGCCATTCCATTGTGCTTTGGTATAAGTCGCGTCAAAGCCACCGGGCACAACATATGTATATGCGGTTAGCGGTAGATAATCACTCGAAGGTTCTATCGCTAACAGTGGCGGTGTGTTGGATACTCTCGCTAAATCCAAAGGCTTAATTTCAATCGGCCCAAACAGTACTGAGCCGCCACCATCCGCCGCACTTCTGACAATGAAGTCGTAAGTATCATCGGCGGTTAGGAAGATCTCATTCTCCCATTCGGCCAACAGAGAGCCATCGGCTAGATCGAATTGGCCATCGATTGAGGTTGGCCGCTCGGGTTTCAGGATCTGCCCGGTCCACGCAAATTCAAACGTGGCCGCATCGCCTAAAGATTGTCCATTAGCAACCCCGCGGTAATCAAGTAGTAGGTTTAGTTCATCTTCGGTAGTGGGAACAAAGACTACAGCTTGATCGAGTAATACAAACCTTGCTCCGGTTAAATCGCCGGCAACTTGTGTGGACGTTTCGTGCAGTCCGTTCAGTAGCCCGCTGAGTGTCCATCGATTCGGAAAGCCCGCAACCTGAGTCGCGGTTTTAAACCCACATATGAAGTCCTTGATCGCGGACTTGTTTATACCCACTAAAACATCCGCCTCAGTCACGGATGAAAGGGTCATGTCGGTGCCGTAGAGATCGATCGTAATCGTACCGACATTATCAAACGTAGTGGGATCGTCTGATAGGGCAGTGGCGCTGACAACCGCCCCGATGGTTGCAGGGAGGTTTGAGGATGCTCGTAAAGACCAAACGCTATTACGTTGGGACTGTAAGGTCCATCCTTGAAACGATTGATTAACGCCTGTGCGCGGTGTGCCGCCTGCATAAAAGCCTAGTTTACCTGCGTCAGCCTCACGGAATAGAGGCAAGTCAATCATCGACATAACGATCATTGCAGGGATAGGTTGTGGTGGAATGTAACCGGGCGGAAAGACTCCATTTGCGGGTTGATTAAATGTCTCAGGCTCTAACGCGATCCCTTCACACTCAAGAATTCCGATCCCTCCAGAAATAGAAGTCAGCCTCATTACATGCGTGAAGCCTTCAGCTCGGGTAATTGTGATCTTGTAACCGGGATGCAAATAGAGATAGGTCCACGGGAGAGTGAATTTGTGAGCAGTTCCAGCTACATAGTCACGATAGAGTTTTCGCTGTGCAGTTTCTCTGCGCTCATCCGATAATTGGCAGATCTGAATTTCCAGTAATTCGACTTTCGAGCCATCGGTGATCTGTCTCATTGCGCTCGCCGTATTTGGTTCCCAGTCTTTGTCAGGATCCAGTGACTTGACATGCACCTCGCGCGGGAGACTGATTTCAGAAGCTATCATCGACTCGACTTCTGGCGCGATGTCTGGTAAATCCGCATCGCCTTCAAGCCATCCAATCTCTGTATCAGGAATAGTGATGGACGGTTCGTTGCCTTCGGTGTAACCAACAATCTGACCATCCGCTTCAGTGACGAAGTAGTTATAGGCCAGTTGCAGATCGGGAGAGCCGATAATCTCTTTTGGCTGAAAGGGACGGCCGGAAATCAATAAGCCGCGGGATGCGATTTCAATATCCGAGAAGTCGTAATCGGTACTTGATAGTCCCACGCGATCGCATAACGAGGCGTAGATCAAATCAAGCGTTCTGAAGGTCTCATGTTCCCAAACTCCAGTAATGTTAGGAACGACGCCACCCCAGCGTGACAACGACAGAGTTGAGAGCACTGTTAAAGAATGGTTCCGATAGGCAGGCGTAGATCCCGCTCCAAATTTTCCATCTATGTCGGCTTCAATCGTTGGATCGGGTTGCTGAGTGTTATTGCCGGGATAAATTGCAAAGCCAGACCCACCGCCCTGAATTGTTCCCGTGCCTACATTGTCACCGTCGAATGGAATGTCTCCATCGATGCGCAAGAATGACGGCATGTGATTCAGTGTTGGGTCAGGCGGTAATTTCGGATCGTAATCAGGATCAGGGCCAACAGTCGGATCGTAAACGCCCGAGGGATTAGGCGATTGAGAGAATTGATCTATCAGGATGTCGGCGTTGGCATAGAGACGGATCAGGCTGTTCGGGCCACGCCCAAACATTAATCCAAGGTCGATGTTGTAAGTAATGTTATCAACGGTCTGCGTATGATGTCCGAATCCTTTACCTCCACCTGTGGCGACTTGAGTTGTCGTGACTAGTTTTCGTATTCCCGAACTCCAAATAATGATCGCTGGAACCTTAATCCCGCCTCGACCTGAGTTCGGTGCTGCGCCAATGGATCCGATCTGAACCTTGCCGGCAGAGATGCCAGCCCCAATAAACTGCATGGCAATCCCCATGTAGAGTGGATAGCTTGGAGAAGGGAAGATAAAGTTAGGTGGCACGATCTCAGCCGAACCTTTGTAAAGTCTGAATCTGCCAGATCGCAATTCTAGTCGAAAGACATCGCCCGCCACGTAGGTAGTTACAGCCCCGAGTAATTGAGTTGAGTTGTACTTGATTGTGATTGAACCGTCCGGGTTCCATTGAATCGCAAACAGAAAGTCAGTATTTCCGCTGGTCGGGCTTGAATCTAACGTGAACCCCGCAGTTGCGTACCCGGTGCCTACCGTGAATTGAAAGAAGGCGTCCTGCCCGGCCGTAATAGCGACGTTATGACTTGCGCCCGCGTTCCAGGTTGTGCCTCCAGAGGTCTTTGTTATGCTCCCATTTGCCCCTGAAGTGACGTTTGCAAGATTCTGGTAGGTAGGGTTAGCCCCGGCAACCAAACTCGTTGTAGGGCTTCCTCCGTAGATTTCGGGTATGAATATGCCCTGCTCGGAATTCTGAAGTTGTAAGGAGCCTGTTAGCTTACCTTGCTGTTGACGGGGAGTCTTAGGAGCAAAAGCGGCTGAAATCAGGTAGGAGGCCGCAGAAACGGCAGAGGACACTAAGAGACCAATCAGGATCGTGCTGCTAAAGGGATCGGCAACCCTGTGCTCTTCAAGAGCGGATTCAAGTTCTTCGCGCTTGCGCACTTCGAGATCCTTGCGCTGTCGGATCGCGAGGGCTTGGCATTTCTCTTTGAGTTCTTCGATCATGCGTCTATAATTTCATTGAGCAGGAGTCTACGGGTTCAAGTCCCGTGATCGGCTGCGCGCGGCTGATCTGGTGAAATCGGCAAACACGCCTGCCGGAAAGAGCAGGGCCAACGCTCTGCTTTTTTCGTTTCTCATTCGATTACTCAACAAACGCGTCTAACGGAATAAATGCGTTAGGGGCGATTTGAATCTTCGGATCTGTGTCTTCTTTGATTCTCCACACTGAATGAATTCTCCGACGCCACGCCGCATCTATCCGGTGTCTTCTAACTCCGTGCTCAGAACTGTGAATGATGAAAGCAGTCTTTGGTGTTACTTCCTGCACGAATGCCAAATGCCGCGGCACATCGGGCTCCTGTAGCGCCTGATCGCAAAAGGCCAGGACGTCACCGGCCTGCATGTCTTCGGTTGCTACCATCGTCATGTGTTCACGAAGTAAACCAAGCATCACTGTTCCGTCGCCGCTCGACGTATAGTTACTCGGAATAACGACGGTCTTAATGCCAGCGCCTTTGGCGACTTCGGAAATGAAGCCAACGCAGTCAACGCCTTGGAATTTCAGACGACCCTGTTCTTGATATCTGGTGCCGATCCACGTCTCCGCTTCACTGACTATTCGTTGTGCAAGTGTGGTTGACATCGGTATAATTAACTTGATTGCGGTTCAAATCCGCGGGGCGACTTAGCAGGAGCGCCCAACAGACCGTCACGGTAGCGGACAAACAGGCTGATCACCTGTCTCCTGCTTAAAATCACTCATTCTGGATACTTCAGGATCGCTTGCGCAATTCCGGGCAAGTCCGGTTCACCATTAAAGTTTTCCATTGCGCCGAATTTGTCTCTCGCTTGCTCCCTGCTACCATCAAACCCGGCAACAAGTGAGACGGTATTGCCGATGGCGATTACACCCAACATTGGAAGCTGTAACTCGATCACGTTTCCAACGCTGGCTTTAATTTCCATTGAGCGCCCGTTGTTAGCGCCGCTCGTGAAAGTCACCTTGCCGTACTTGAAATAGTCGTTGACTTGCGCGGTGCCGTTGACTGTGAAGTTGCGACGATCGGTGAACGCGGTAATTGTGCGGGCAAACGTGTAGGGCGCAACGTCAGAAACCAGATCCGAGAGTTGCCGATTACGCGCCATCGGACTCGTGAGCTCTCCTATTTCTTGATTCAACAAATCCGACAGCGATCTAAACTCCATCCTGAAAGATCCGTTATTGATTGAAAACTTTCCCGCTTGCCCCTTCATTTTCCCGACTGATCCGATAACAGTTGTGCTTGCTGCGCCAGTTGCAGGATCGTATGCAATGTACTCGAACACGATCTCTGCGTTCTTCCACTTCCCACCTTGTAGGTTTTCTTCCGTCACGATGTCATCAAATACCCCAAAGAGTTCTACGTGGTTGGCGTCGAGTCCTAGAGTTTGAGAGAAACGGGAGGGCTCGACGGGAGCGGCGGTGTAGGCGAGTGAGTTGTAGGTTAAGTTTCGGGTGTGAGCGCAATATGAGGCGCGAGTACCATCGGCAGAAAGCATGGACCAGATCGGAACTATAAACGAAACATTGGACGCTAGGTGACTGATCATGGAAACTGAAACGGTCATAACGGATTTAAGTAATACCAAGAGTCGCGGGTAGTATCTCGCACAACTGCAAACCGCCTACGTCGGAACTAACACCCGGCTTCATTTGATATGAGTTATTCAGGAATTGCACAGCCGTGTCATATTCACAGGAGACTTTTACGCTCACTCCTGCACCCGGCGCAGAGTTCATAGTGATCACGCCTGTTGTGTTGTTAATAGTGTACGCGGTTGTTGGTGTCGTATTGAGCTTCACCGTGAAAGCTGGCACACCTAAAGCTGCCCCAAGTGCGCTGGGAATAATCCGATTCGTTGTTCCGTTCGCTTCAAACAGAGCCACACTAGAACCTAAAGGCGAGGGAACTACGACTGGCTTGATGATCCTCCGCTGATAGTTATGGCTTGCGCCCGGCCGCGTGTAAGTGCGGATGATCGGGAAGACGGTCTGTGAGCCATTACCCGTCCCAATCACTTCATCGATCATATAGAAGTCGGTGATGATCCGGATGCGAAACCCATAAGCTGAGCCGAACCCCCCTGCCCAAAACTCAATGAAGTAGTCAAGCTGTGCCGGACTCAAGAGGTTCGTGTTGATATTCCAAACGTTCTGAAAGTCGTAGCGATTGACATTAGTCTTATAAACCCCTGTTGCGGGGTTGCGAATCATTGTGTTCGCATACTCAGGCGAACCAACTGCCGACTCCTCGGTCAAGAGGGAAGAATCAAACAATAGCTCATCGAAGAGTATAGCCATCTTATGCTTTGGAAGCCTCTAACGCTGCTATCAAAGTCTCACTGAGTTGGCGTTTGGATCGGGGCGAGTTGTAGCTACCACGCGAATCAGGCGGTAATTGGATTGTGTAGTATTTATTAACAACTGTTTGCTGGCCCATGCCGCCCTTTGGTATCACAAACCCCGGAGCTGTCGGCACAATGTATTCATCTTTGTGAACTTTATAAAGTTGCTTAGGCCACAGAGGACCACCAGAATCACGACCGATAGCACCAGCGATCCCGGTTCCTAATCCGCCAGCAGACCCGCCGCCGCGGACTCCTGCTACGCTACCGAGTATAGATTTCAGTAGTCCGCCAAAGAATCCTCCACCCCCATCGCTTCCCGTTCCGATGTTACCGAGTAGATCTCCGAGTCCTTTTGCCATCCGTCTCAGAAAGACATCCTCAACTATGCGCAGTAAGCCAAGCGAGAGGCTTTCGAGTCCTGATTTGATTCCTCGATTGAATCCATCGCCTACACTTTGAGCAAAGATGTCAGTTAATTCAAACCCGAGATCGCGCATTCGTCCGCGGATTCTTTCTAGCTGGTCACGCATGACTTGTTCGTCCGCAGTCGCGATACGTGGTCTAGTGGTTGTTGCTGGCTCACCTCCCACGGTAGAGCCTCCACCAAGATCAATCCACGGCGGTCTTTCTCTTCCTGCTCTGGTTTCAAAGCGATCACGAGTTGAGTCTTTCAATACCTGACGTACACGAATTTGCTGTTTTACGAGATCGATTTCTTTGAGTATCGCGATATTTGATTCAATGCGGCTTTTAGTATTCTCCTCAAGCGTGACTCCTTCTTCTTTCAGCGTGTCAACTAATTGTTGATATGCCTGATCCCACTGATCGGTTGAAGTTGTCAGCCCTGAGATTTCCCGATCCTGATCGCGGAGGAAGTCATTTATCTGATCTAGAATTTTGCCACGCTCATCCAGTACCTTGTTTCGGTTTTGCTCGTGAGTCGTGTTTTCTTCTGTGCGCTTGTTTGCGATCTCCTGTAACGCAACTTCGCGACCCTTCTTTAACTTCTCCGCGGCCCCCTTTTCCTTATCAAGTCCAGCTATCACCGCATCATGGCGACGGTTTTCAATTACCATGTAGCGATTCGCGTAATCGTTGAAGTCACGACGACGAAGATCCAGAGCACGTCTATTTGCTTCCTGTTCGGCCTTTAACCCATTAATCACCGCTTCGAGCTGAAGCGATGCAATTCGCTGTGCCGTCTTTGCCGGATCTTCGCCACCACCTCCGCCTTTCTTGCCTCCGCCGCCTGCTAGGCTTGGAAGATCAGATCCTAATCTTCGTTGAGCGGCCTTAAATTCAGGCGTGCCGGGCAGGGTCTTTCTTCCACCGCGTCCAGCACCACCCGGACCAAAGAAATCCTCGCTGGGCTTGTCAGCGCCGGCACCAAGCGCACCAAGACCCTGAACAATTAAGCCCGTTAGAGATAGCCACTTGATACTAAACTCTGAGATGCGACCAAGCATTTGTCCGAGTTCGCTATGCACCGCCACACTAAGACCGCGCATGACATTGGCGATAGATGTTCCCCATGAGGCCCATTCGTCTTTATTCGCTCGCAAGCCGGCGGAAATACTTTGCAACGCATCGGTCACAACGGGTAGCAGTTCCATGCCAATGCTTCGCGTCACCGCTTCAAGTTGTAAGGTTGTCTCTTCTAGTAGATCGTTAAACTTGTCGCTGGCTGCTGCGGCCCCTGTTGAGATGATCAGCCCCATGTCGCCATATCGTTTGATTGCTGCGTCAAGGTTGCCGTTCGTCTCTTTGACGATTGCTAATACGTCCTTACCAGACCGCCCAAACAACTGCATTGCAAGCGCGGTTT